TGCAACTTGTACGTTGCCTGTGTTTGTTACGATTACTTGATTAGCCATATTAGTAGTTGATTACCCCATCTGAATTTACCAAGAACAATAAAAATACTGCTTGGTCATATGCTGGTTGAGTACCTATTGCGGGAAAACTAATTTTAATTCTACCTGTGAAACAAGCAGGTTCTGCGGCACTAATATCTAAATCAGGATCACCTGCGATTAAGTCCCAAGTGTCATCATCAACAGTTAATGTAAAAGTACCTGCGGCATCATCTCTATTTGTTATAGGTAACACAATTGGAGTGGGAGCTACACGATTCATTCGCATTGTTCCACTAGCATTAGTTAAGTTAAATATGCCACCACCCTGCGTAGCACTGATGGTAAAGGTCGTTTCAGTAATTATTGTTTTTACATAGTATGTTGTATTAATCGCAACACCACCAAATACTTGTCCAACAAATTGTACGGGTTGGTCAACAAATAAATCGCTAGTTGTAGTGCAAGTAAATGTGTCATTTGTAGTTTCAGCCTCAGTAATTGTTGTAATGAGAGGAACTAATGGGTAATCATAGATTTTAAAATCTATGCCAGTTCTGCTATCTTGGTAATCTACAATTGCTCTGCGAACAATCTGTGCATTAATAGTAGCACCAGTTAAGTCTACTGGTGTTGTACCAGTCTGCCAACCACTAGTATAACTTGTGATTGTACTCCACTCAAAGTTCCAAAAGTCTTTTTGATTGTATATTAAGTTCTGCGCTAATACTTGTGCGTCAAAACCTGCCACTTGATTAAGCGTGGCTTGCGTGAATTTTGCCATTCTGTTTTCCTCTGCTGTCTCGCATCTTAACGAATAATCGCTGACTCGCAACTATTCGTGTGTGTGATAATGTATTTATGATAAAACATAAACTGGAGTGACAAATCCATAGCCACCATTTAGTCCAGATGTATCTTTTTGCATTCTTATTGTATATAAAAGTTTTTGACCAGCTGGCGGCGTATATGGCCCGATTTGATTTATATAAACATTAGTTGTAAAGGTATCTGTCTGTACAGCAGTCATACGATATGTATTTGCCCCACTATTTCTAACTAATAAATTTATTTCAACCCAAGTTCCATTAGCGCCAATAAAAGTATCAAAAGTAGTAGTTGCGTTTCCTCTGAGATTTAAAATAAAATTTCCGCTTAAAGCAGATCCAGTTGCATCTATAAAATTTCCTCTAGTCAAAATATCATAATTATATGTGCCAGTAGGTGCAGCCAAAGGTGTTGCATTTCCAAATAACTTTGGCGAATAAATTAATGTTCCTACTGTTGTTATATTAGCTTGAGTCGCATTTGAAACAGTTCCGGCAACAAGCGCAGAATTTGCAGTAGTGGCACTAGTTGCGCTATTAGCGAATGTTGCATTTGCAACCGTGCCACTTACGTTAGCGCCTTGAATGTTACTTAAATTATTACCTGCTCCAATAAAGAAATTAGATGTTACTGAATTACCTGCAATTAATGCATTAGACGCAGTGTTAAATGTAAGATTTGCTGATGCACCAAATACATTACTACTATTAAATTGAATTTGTGTGTTAGAGCCAGCAGGTGGAGTTGTAGCATTTCCACCTGAGCCATATGAAATTTCTCCACTAGTGGAATTATAATACAAAATATCAGTAGCGCCAGCATTTCTAATTGGTTTTACAAAGAATGAATTTGATGTGACATTAGCAAAACTTGTCCCTGTCGCATTAATCGTAATATTATTATTTGTTCCAGCACCGCCACCGGCGCCATATCCTATAGCTATTGAACTATTACCATATGCGGCTGCAAAACTACCAATTGCAATGCTGTTATTTGAGGTTGCGGAACTTAAATATCCAATTGCAATAGTATACGTATTAGCTGAACTTGAACCAGATCCAATTACAACGCTGTTAGCTCCTTGACCTGAGGTAGCCGTCTGATAACCTATTGCAACACTATTAGCTCCCTGATTTATAGCACCAGCATTAGCGCCAATCGCAACCGCGCCTAACTTTTGAGTTATATAACCAGCTTGATATCCAATACCGATTCCGTTATTTGCTTGGTTATTTGCCCCTGCTAGATATCCAATACCAATACCATATACGCCTTGCGTATTGCTACCTGCGCTAGGGCCAATTGCTATAGCATACGTTGATTGATTTTTATTGCCAGCATCACCTCCGATAGCTATAGCGGCGTTTAGTTGACCGTTTGCACCAGCACCAGATCCAATAGCTATAGCCTGGGCAGCCTGCGAAATGTTACCAGCAATATTACCAATTGCAATTGCTTCTGCTCCTTGAACATTAGATCCAGCATTTAAGCCTATTCTAATATTTGAAGTGGTAATAACAAGATTGCCGGCTGAATTTGCAGTACCCGCATTTATTGCATACGTTGCATTAGCTACTGTTCCACTGACATTAGCCCCTGCTACACTATTAGCAGTAGTAGCAAAAGCAACAGCGCCAGATACGTTAGCACCTGCTACCGCATTTGCTGTGCTTGCTGTACCACTATATACTGAGTAGTTTGCATTTGATACAGTACCACTTACGTTAGCACCAGCTACGCTATTTGCCACAGTAGCAAAATTAGCTAAGTATGCAGTTTGAATATTACCAGTTATTGATCCACCCACTACTAAACTTCCAGGAATAGCTACATTACCACTAACTTCATTAAATGTAAATCCAGTGTTGCCACCAAACGTACCACTATCATTGTATTGTATTTGAGTATTACTTCCGCCCGGAGTACCATTTCCACCACCACCTCCACCCACTGCGGCCCAATCTATATTACCAGCGCCATCAGTCTGTAAGACGTAACCATTCGTACCACCGGTAATTTTCAAATTAGCAACATTACCTAATGTTAAATTACCACTAGTGTATGATGTGTTAGCAATTCCGCCTAATGTACCGCCATTATTATATTGTAATTGAGTTGGACTTCCACCAGCTAATGGTTGAAAGTTAGGATTAAAAGTTAACTGTATATCAGTTGGTGTAAATGTTATATCGTTAGGCTCTACAGTAAAATTAATACTACTGTTAGCAACGTTAAAATCTAAATTTATATCAGACATTATTGATACCTTACAATCATTCCAATTGGTTCGCGGTTTATATCTGATAAACCGCTTACAGCATCAGTTCTTGTGACAGTCAATGTAACTACTGCAATGTTAGTATTGGCTGCACTGTTAGCTAATGTAATTACTGGTCCACCACCTACAGCCCCTGTTAAGTTTGCAGGTATATATAAATAACCTAATCCTGTTGCCGCAGTTGTAAATACTGCGCTTAGATTACCACCCGTATATGTGTTACCGGACAATGTTAAATTGCCAATAGTAATAGTTGAAGTATTTATTTCTGAATATGTAATATTATCAGCAACGTAATATTTTACTGCTGTGGCCAATGTCCAGCCAGTGCAATTGATTGGATTTCCAACACTGTCACTAAATTGAAAAGGAAAAGTATACGCCTCCCCTGTGTATATCTCTATACAACTCATCTCTGTACCAGCGATTGTAATCGTCTTTGCGCCGTTTAATAGTAAACTCATTTTGTTTTCCTTATATTGTATTTATTGTTTTAGTTAGAACGATAGATAGTTAAACTACCAGTCGACCCAGTTATTGTAGAACCACTCGTCATATTACGCACCATCATACCAAAGCCTTTAATATTTGTTGCTGTGCCCCAAGTAGTAGTATAAACAATGCTTAAAGGCTGATTAGCTTTCATTATATATGAAGTCATTATTGAAGTATATACCAAATTTGTCAAAGGAGCACCATTTAGATTATAAAAACCAGCAAGTTGTATTTCAGTATCAACGTTTGCCATCATAGTGAATAGCAGTTCAAGCTGAACTGTCCAACCAGCACCAAAAGATCCGGCCGTTGGTGTTGCATACATCATCTTCCACCAATTACCACTACCATTAGCAATGCTTAATACTGAAGCAATTGCCGGATAATATGGTGCTGTGCTATTAGCTAGATATCCATCAGCCGTACTTGAAGTCCCCTGATACCACGGAAACACATAACTACTGCCTACACTAGTGCCCGCCAAATAAAACGGTACGTTATCTGTCGTTGACGTAGTTAAATTAACCGGAGGAGTAACAGTATTATTACTAACTTTAGCAATAAAAAACCCTACGTTCGCTAAGATTTCTCTACGTTCTAATGAACTATTTAGATTGGTAAAAGTAATTCCACCTAAGTTAGCAGTGGGGTCATAACCTGTAACGTTGGGTCCTCCCCAAACAAATGGTGAACTGCTTGGGCTTTGACGGCCAGCCTGATTATTTCTTGCAGTAATGCTCCAATAATATGTTGCTGGTGGTAAATCTGATATTTGAATAAAGAAACCACCACCAGCCTGCATTAATGTGCCATCACCATTTGATACTGTTTGATACAGTGAATGTTCTGCTACATTGCTTGTGTAACCATAATTAAAATCAAGATATAGGGTTGAACCCGTAGCAGGTACTGTTGCTTCTACGTAGAATGTTGCAATGTTACCTTCAGTTAAATCACTATTATATACGGCCGGAGCTGATACACCGCTGAATATATTAGGATCAGTTAATCCAGTATTTGCCGCAGGTATAAAATCTTGTAATGGATTATCAGCATAGATAGTATCGTTATATTCAAATGCTGTAATCTTTACACCTAAACTGCCATCATCAATTTTTGCTTCTTGCACTTGTGAGACACGGAATAATTTACCATATCCACTATTGAATGCTTCCCAACCATATGGATCAAATTTAACTGCAATCACATCGCCAGCTTCTATTTGTATGCCACTATAATCTAATGCAAAATCAATAATTAAATCTTCTCTGCTCTGTAATAGTCGTCTTTGACCAAGATACGCCGCTTGAATGTAATTGTTTACTTGCGGATACTGCACAGTTAATTGATTGATTGGTTCAGAATAACTCATCACCTCTGGTACAAAATCAACTAAATTAAATATAGCATAATCTGTTTTATCTAAAACAAATGTATTTGGATATTGAACTTCTAATTTATTAAAAGCACTGTTCAAATCAATAGGATTAACGTTGATACCACTCATTAAATTGCTATCTGTTACTTGATATAAATTAGTTATAACTCCATCAAACGCTTTATTGATAACAACTTTCCACATACCAGACAATTCGCTATATTGTAACCAACTATCACAAGCATCGACCAACTGCTGTAAGTTAGTTAGACAGTTGTCACCTGTTTGTACAGGTCCATTAATTTGATATCGATCTTGAAATGCAGGATTACCATCGATATCGATAAACTCAATCTGTTCTTCTGAATAAACATTTAATGCAGTTAAACTTGCAGTATCAATACTAGCCAATGGAACAGCACAACCATATACGTCATTATATAGGTAATCATAAATCACATCACCCGGTTTATATCTGCTATTAGTAATTTCAACGTTAATTGGAACTAAACCAGTAGTACCTGCGTTGGTATCATACTCTACAGTAACAATAATAAACGCAACATTAGTCATACTTGCTGATTGACCACCAGTTGTGTAAAATGTACTATTCCATTTCAAATCTGCCGGAATTCCAGCACCACTCATTATAGCTATAGCATCGCTACCACCAGTGTCTATGCCACTAGCACTACCATTAGGGAAGCGATACATATGTATCTTGCCATTTACTTTGTCATCTACTTGTACTGGATCGCTGTTAGTTTCAAAACTTGTAACCTTACTTGTGTCAGCTCCATCACCAAAGATAACTTTCTTACCGCCCCAATAGATATTACCAAACGTCATTGTGTCTGGTGTTTGCGTTGGCATTGTATTTGTTACTTCGCTAATAGCACAAACATACCACATTTTCTTTCCATCTTCACTGATTTTCATATCAGTGACAGTTGAACCCATATATGCTTTACCATATACTACAGGTAGTTTGTTATTACTTGCTGGAGGAACGTGAACACGACTACCAACATCACTTGTACCTGCCGCATTTGTTCCTGCACGATTAGCGATTAGTTTAGATATGCCAATTGTTAATAGTGTTCTGGCAGCAAAGCCGGCGATTGCTCCAAACAATCCACCACCCACTGCCGCTGAAACGAATGCCGCTACTGCTGTAAAAACTGGCATATTATATACTCCAAGTCTGTTCTACTGGTCTAAATCCAAATCTACTATAATCTAAATTTTGACCATCTAATTGACTCATTGTGTAGTTATGAATTTTGCCATTATCTTTTAAACTATCACACTGTTCAACGTATTCTTTTAATAATCTATAACCAGCTGTAGAGCCACGATGCTCAGGTTCTACCCAATAAGCAATTTCATTCATAATCAACTTCTTATGATCCCATAAGAATGGACTTTTAATTGCTAATAACATACCAGTTAGTTTATTTTCTTTTTCACTTACTAACGCTAATCCGCCGCCAATCAATATGACAGTAAGAATTTTCATTCCTGTTTCTTCATCATCTATGCTCAGTCCTTTTATGCTACCACTGTCGTGATAGTTCCAAAGCATCTGCTTTAGTTGAGGTAAATCAAATTTGTTTGCTTGTCTTATTTTCATTTGTTAAAATACCTGATATGACATATCTGTTCCACCAGACTGTCCTGTTTGTTGATTTTCTGTAGCCGCAGTGCTTGATGTAACATCTTTCTTCAATGGTGGCTTACCAAAATCGCTGTCTTGATCGCTGATACTGTAGATGTTATTCATACTGCTATCAGTACTATTAAAATACTGCCAACTACTTGGATTTGTTTTTCTACCTGCAATACGATTTTCTAATACTGCTTTGAAACTACTTGCATTTAATGTTACTGTAAAATTATCACTATCACTTGACGTATCTAATTCTTCACTGATGTTATAACTTGTTACAATACCTGTAAAGCGATGTGCGTTACTTGTTAATATGCCATTAGCATCGTAGAAGCCACGTGTAATTTCTAACTGACTACCTTTAACTTTTTTAGCAAGTACAACATATATATTGTTACCATCGATGCCACTTAAACTTAAACTAGTGTCTGCTGAGGTAGCACGAATGTCACGCTGTTGAACGCCAACAGCTAATAGTCCACCTAATGGTGTATATGTTTGGCCGTTAATAGATTCAGGTTTATACGCACTACTAAACGTATATATGTCAACGTTTGCTGAATTGCTAACGTCATTAAAAACTGTTAGTTTTACAAACTCTGCATTGTATAGAACAAGTGGGTTACTTGCTACTGCTGGTATTACTTCCATTACGCGGCTCCTACCCATTCGTATAATTCAAATGCATCACTAAATTCCAAGTAAGCATTACTGATAAGTGTTGTTCCACTCTTTGTTTGACCGCCCGGCTTTAATATATACGTTGGCATATTAGGACAGAACATATAGAACTGACAGCCATTACCTACGATAACACCTAGACCAGTTAATGATCCTGTCAATATATTAGGTCTATTAGTAGTAATAACTACTGTAGCCCCACTACCACGTAACACTTGTGTTGTTGATGTAAAAGGATAAGGATGAACATTCGATGATCCAATTTGTATTAAATCATTTGGTTCAAATAATACTGTACCTGCGGCTACAGCAGGTAATCCAGTTAGTGTAAGTTGATTACCTATAAATGACGAAACTGTCAATGTGCTAATCTGTCCACTAGTCATTGTACCTTGATATCTAAAAATCCAACTTAATTTAGGCAAATTACTGAACGTAACAATCTGTGGCGTAATACGATCTAGTGTATCTAGTGTTTCCATTAAATCACGTGCTTGATAATACTTGAAACTATTAGGTACTTCTAATGTCATACGCCAGGGATTATACGTAGGTGTAGCACTTACACGTGGTATTTCATTACGTGTATATTGTATACCAACCATCTTTCTACGATTGATTTCTAAACTATTACTATAGTTCAATATTGTTTGTAGACCTACTGCCATATATTTCCTTATCTGTTACCATATGGTAATTCTTTTTGTGCTAATTGTGTAGCACCTAATAAACTTCTGCGATTGTCAGCAAATAGTCTAGCGACACTTGCACCATCTACTGCTGATATGTTATTGTTTGTGATATAGTTATTTACTGTGCTTCCCATACCACCACCATTAGGTACTATAGTGCCACTTGATTTAGGCACGAACAACTCAGGTCCATTCTCACCTACGATACTTGCTTTACCTACTGGAGGCTGACCACCACCTGCGAAGAAGCCACCAAAGAAACTGCCAATCGTACTCAGTATGCCGCCGGCGCCACCAGCACCTTTAAAGGCTGACATTGCCATTGCCGCTTGTGTTCTTAATTCAATCTTTAACAAATCTTTAATAACACTTGTAGCAAAATCACTAAAACTAAATTTACCATCATCAACAAACCTGTCAATAGCACTGTTCATACCTTGTGTAATTGCATTAAATTGTTCGCCAGCTATCTTATATGCATTGGTTGCGTTATCTAAATAACTATCAAACGCATCTTCCCAACCAGTAGCCCAATCACGGCTGAGCAGTGCGTCTGCCGATCTAGATTTGCGTAGTTCTTCACTTAAAGAGTACATTTTTGCTAATTCGTCATTCATCTGCTGTATGTTTCTGTAACCATCTTCGGTTTCAAACACAGACATAATCTTACCTGCGGCTTGCGCTTGAAATTCATCAATTGCTTTGTTTACGTCATTCAATATTTGCTGTTGAGGTGATTGACCACGTTGCTTATTCTTATAACCAATATCTTGCATCTGTTTAGTGATATCACCACGTATACCGCTAGTAACTTCTGCCGCTTGCTTCTGTAATTCTAATGCGCTAGTAATGCGTTCAATAACGTTTAATCTGTCTTTTTCTTTTAACGTTGCTGTTTCTGTAGCATCAATCAAGACTCCCATTGCGCTCATTTGATTTTGATATTCTGTTGCTAATTGAGAAACTGTACTACCAATAACTTCTGAAAAACGCTTGAATGCCGCTTGTTCTTCATCTGTGCCATTAACTGCGGCTGCTTGCATATCAACATACTTTGTTTTTAATGCATTGACTTGACTTAGATAGCCCGTTTCTAATTCATACATCTTAGCTTTACGGTTGGCTTCAGTCTCATCCATACCTATCAATGTATTCTGAAAGCCTAACTGTCTTTGTAGTTCTGCGCTTTGTTCGGCATATGCTCTAACGGCTTTGTCAGCTTCTAAACGCTGACCACGTTGAGCGTCAACTACTTTCTTGGTTTCACTTCTTAATTGTTCAGCGTGATCCAACTGTTGTTTTAATGTATCAGCATTGCCGCCTCGACCAGCGCCAGCTGTACTATTAAGTCCCTTGCGAGCGTCTTCCATCATCCTAGCAAAGCCACTTAGACCTGGAATCAGTCCAATGACTTTTTCCATACCAATTGCTATATTTTCAAAGAACTTATCAATATAGTTTGTACCAATAAATCTCTTTTCCAATAAACTGAGTACGTCTACTACCGCTTCAATAATAAACACAACCATTCCAAATCTAGAAAACATTCTAAGCAGATTAAAGACTGCCGCGCCTAATGCGCCAAGTACTGATTTAGCTCCAACTCCGGCCGCGCTAACTACTCCTATGCTAGAACCAGCTAATAGAAATGCTTCTTTCATATTTTTGCCAAATTTCTTTGCTGTATCCGCTAATCTCCAAAGATTAAGAGCAAAGTCTCCTAGCATTGCCGCGGTTTTATTTAAGCCTGGTGACATTTTACCTGCGAATACAAGGTCTCCAGCAACTTTAAGTGCGGCAAAACCCTGTTTAGCTATGAATATTGCCGCGGCAACTTTTGCTACTACTTTTATTAAAGTTGTAAATTCTTGCACTGAAACTTGTATGCCTGCGACTAACTTTGCTAATGGTTCTAATACATTTAATATTGCTGATTGGAAGTTATTAAAGTTAACAGCTAATGCTTTTTGTGCATCCGCGGCTGCGTTGATAGCAGATATATTTGCTCCGCCGCCACCGCCTGCTCCCATTTGACCTGCAACTTGTCTTACATCAATATCTTTGAAGTTCTTGCCTAGCATCTTAACTGCTAACGCATTGCGAGTAGCGGCATCTTCAATCTGTGCTAGGCCTTGAATCGTTTTCTTAAATACATCTTCATTGCTTAATGTAGCTAAGTCTTGTAACGTAACGCCTACCTTAGCTAATTCAATCTGTGCACCGGCTGAACCATCTTTAGCTTCTTTTAATCCTGCGACAAAATCAATAACGTCGCCAACGGCTTTATTGGCATCACCACCTGCAGTACCTACAGCATTTGCAAAGTCATTAATTGAACTGATAGCAATGCCGGTAGCAGTACTAGCCTGTTGCATACCACGTGCAAAGTCTAACATACCATTAACTAGATTAACAAAGGCTACTCCGGCAACTGCTCTTTTTAATTTGTCAAAACTATCTGTAACTGTTTTTGTTTGCTTATCTAATGTTTTAAAACTAGTGTTAATCTTATCAACTTGAGTTTCAATTTTCTTAAGCGAAGTAACGGCGCCAGTGGAGTTTACTGTGACTGTATAACTTAAATCTGCCATCTTACTTTCCTTTTATTATCTGCGTCATACGCTTTTTTATAAATTCTTCTGTTGGCTTAGTCATACCATCAGGTGCTTGTTTACTAAAACCTTCGTCAAGTTTCTGAGCATAGTTGTATCCTGCAATAATCTTATTGCCACTTAGTTTTGTTTTACGTCTTGCGTTACCACTACGAATAGGTGTATCCTTTACAAACTCTTGATAAGCTTCACGTGGAAGCTTATCTATCTTCTGCAACATACCATTAATACTTTTGCTAATACTATTTTTTATAGTTACAGACATTATTATTCCTTATTCTTATTAAACAGCGTCATCAATTCATCTGGTGTAAAGTCAGGGATCGGATCCATTCCATTGTTCATCTGTTTCTTGTGATGATAGTTTTCAAATGTCATTGCCGCATCCATTATATACAAATCAAATGTATTACTTCTATTTAAGACTTCACTAGGTAGCATACCATAACGCTTACCTAATCCGTCTATTGTCAGTATGAGAGCCATCTTTTCAGATTTAGGATCAATACTGTCTTGCGTTACTTTCCCAGTATTTCAGTCACCTTACTAATTGCCTTCATCAATACGTGAGTAGGTAGCATTGCATCATCTTTTAATATCTCTTTACCTTTTTCATCTAATATCAACGTGCGAACAATGCCGATGATACTTCCTGTATCATTGCCTGTTGCGCTTGCTAACTTCATAAACGTATCCATAGGTTGACGATCCCAAGTCCAGAATTCAATTGGTTCACCGAATTCTTTGATGGTATCTTCGTCATCTATATGAACGTCTATTAGTTGGGGTTTTGCTGTAAGCTGTGAGAGTTTCATTTGTTATATCCTTAAATTATTGTAATGTATTTATTCGTTTTCGTTTAGTTCTTCTAATAGTTGATTTAGAAGTGCTAATCTAAAAGCTTGTTTTGCTTTTAATTGTTTAATCGTTGCCATCATAGTGTCTAACATAGGCATCATCTTTGCTTCATCTGCAATAAGACTACGCAATTTTTCTTCATTTGTTTTATACCATACTTGATTTGTCATTAGATTCTTTCAATAAAAAAGGAACACTGTTTAAGGTGTTCCTTGTTTTACTCAATCATTAGATTAAGGGTTTTGTGCCGCTACCATTGTACCATTAACAGCCAATGTCATCGGTGTCACCCATACAGGTGCATCTGGACTAACAGTAGGTGCTAGTGAACTAACGTAGCCTTGACCAGCGTAATAGTAAGCATTCGCTGTACTATTGCCACCATTCATAACTAATTTAAACTGTACTTGAACTTTGTTAGTTGATAATCCTGCAACGCCATATTCAGTGGCAGTAGCAGGTGATACTGGATCTGTACCAAAGTACACAGCACCATCAATAACCATATTCACAGAGATTTCGTTATCTGCTGGAGTCGTTAGTTTTTGCATATCACCAGAACAGAAATCAATATATGAATAGATACCTGTGCTGTTTGTGATTGTAACGTCTTGTAAGCAAGTTACACTAAGTGTGTTTGCTATGTTACCCCAGTTAGCACTGTTGCTAATGAGGTCTGTACTTACCAATAGTGTTGGTTGAGTACCTGTTGTGTTTACCGTAATTCTTGCCATTATAGTCTCCTTATGTTAGGCTTTAAGTATTAAATTCCATTCTGAGCATTCTGAACGTCCAGGTATGCTTTTCTGCTTGCGTTGGTCCATATGTACGAACTTGATTAAAATCTCTTTCAAAGTATCCATCCATTAATTGTATGCCATCATCTTTGACAGCAGTAACTAAGTTTGCAATGATACTGTTAACAGCAACATTGTATGGATCGTCTTGATAAGAAATATATGTTATATTAAATTCATCGTATGCGTGATATATTGCACC